ACAAATCATTGAAGCAATCTGGGGTGACCAGGATCCTAACATGAGCGAACGAGATATCAAGGCACTTACTCTTGGTATTAAAATTATGGCTGAGATCATGGAAGGCAAATACGAGGATGGTAAGATGGTGGCTTACGAAGCACCAACTTCAATTCACTAATGTTATCCACTAAAGTCTTAGACGACTTAAAATCATTTAAATGGCAAAAGGTTATCGATATAGGTAATACCTTAGATGATCTCAGCGATCACCAATGGCGTTTTATGAAAGGCTTTATTGCTGAAATTCTAGTAGAAGAATGTTCTGGTAGTTTAGTCTATGTTGGAGACATACACAAAGACTATGATTGGCCTAAACATAACCTAACAGTAGAATTAAAAAGTCAACTTAGTGGACCAATGTATAACAAGTCTGGACTAAAACGTAAACGTTACACTATCAAACTAAACAATACCAGAGGCACTAATACAAAAGAAGTGATTCATGATGACATGGTTGCTGATATTATTTTAATAGTTAACAATGATGGTGCTTATGCCATTGATAAAGAAACTGCTATTAAGTATACTAAACACCTTGGCGATGGATTTGAAATAATTATACCTAGCGAAGAAGTTATAGAACTTACAGGTAAAATGACAGTCAAAACTCATTACCAAACAAACTTTAAAGAACAAATAAAAAAACTAATCACAGAAAGTATCAAACAGTTATGAAAAGTCTTAGAGCACATAAGGCACGTAATCCTGATAAAGATCTAAAATACCAAACTATTAGTGAAATGAGAGCAACTAAAAAATGTGTCTTAGATGGCTGTAATCAACGTCTAACGCATTTTCAAGGTCCTGGTAGTATGCAATTATGTCGTGAACATCAACTGCGTCTTAGAGACTATGGCGGACCTGGTAGACTAGATCGTCCTTATACATTTTGGAAAAAAGATTCTTGTGAATCATGTGGTAGAACTCCTAGTCAAGATAATCCTAAAATTGCTCAATTGAAAGAACCTATGCGTACAGTAGTTGGTCGTATGATGCTACAAGTAGACCACAAAACTGTTAGAAAGCATGGTAGCAATCATCCTAAAAATCTAGTAACACTTTGTGCAGAGTGTCATCAACTAAAAACTTATAAAAATTCAGATCATATTAGTGATTGACAAATGTCAAGTTTGGCTCTATAATAGTATTTGTAGGTTAGATAAACGACAATATAGTTAGGAGCGAACGTGAGTCAGATAACAGAAAACAAAACAGTAACAGCACAAGAGGCCAAGGCCGCAATAGAAAAATGTTTTGAAAAGAAACGCCCATTGTTTTTATGGGGTCCTCCAGGCATTGGTAAATCAGAATTAGTAGCAGGTATTGCTAAAGACATGCAAGGTCATATTATTGATCTACGTCTGGCACAGATGGATCCTACAGACATTAGAGGTATTCCTTTTTATAATAAAGAATTAGGTGTTATGGATTGGGCGGCACCAATTGATTTACCCAATGAGGACATGGCTAAACAATATCCTATTATTATTTTATTCTTAGACGAAATGAATTCAGCGGCACCCAGTGTACAGGCCGCGGCTTACCAGTTAGTTTTAAATAGACGTATTGGTAAGTATGTTCTTCCAGACAATGTGGTAATAGTGGCGGCAGGTAACAGAGAATCAGATAAAGGTGTTACCTATAGAATGCCTGCACCACTTGCTAACAGATTTATTCACTTAGAAATGCGTGTTGACTTTGACTCATGGTTAGAGTGGGCCGCAGAAAATAATGTCCATAAAGATGTAATTGGTTACTTATCATTTAGTAAAAAAGATCTTTATGACTTCGATCCCAAAAGCGTCAGCAGGTCGTTTGCAACTCCACGCTCCTGGACTTTTGTAAGCGAACTGCTTGACGATGGGTTAACTGACGATACTACTAATGATTTAGTAGCAGGTACAGTAGGTGAAGGACTTGCTGTTAAATTTATGGCACACCGTAAAATTGCTGGCAAAATGCCTAAGCCAGAAGACATATTATCAGGCAAAGTTAAAACAATGGATACTAAAGAAATATCAGCGATGTATTCATTGACTATTTCAATGTGCTATGAATTACGTGAAGCCTATGAAAAAATGGGTAAAGAAAAAAATGCTGAATGGCACGCAATGGCAGATAACTTCTTTCAGTTTATGATGGCTAACTTTACAACAGAAGTTACTGTTATGGGTGCAAGAGTAGCGTTGACAACATACAACTTACCTTTTGTACCAAACAAACTCAAAAACTTTGAGGAATTTCATAAACGTTTCGGCAAATATGTAGTTGCCGCAGTTGCTTAGGAGAGTATAATTGGCAAAAAAATATTTTTGGTTAACTGTATTAGGTTGGAGTTGGATGGGTTTCAAGGCTAGATGGAAGGGACGATATAAAAGTGTAAAAAAGTTCTTTGTAACAAAGAAAGAAAATCTTTACAACTTTATTAAAGACACACACAATTATATTCTTCGTTTGTTGTCCCCAAAATATCCAATTGGTAGGTTATATTTGTTTATTGCGGTGTTTGTAGGGTTGACGGTATTGCAAATGCCTACTCTAGCAATTGGTGCAGGCATATTTTATCTATGTTGGTTATTAGAAAGAAAGAAATAGTATGGCTACTGAAAAAGAAAAACAAGAGTTAATTGATACACTCAAGTTTACTCCACGCAACTACACAATCACACTGTGGGGATATGGTGGTGAAATAGCAGTGGCTAAAATTAATAAAGAACAGTTTGATTACTGGAAACCAAAGATTGATGAGGATGGTGACAGTGAACTGGTTGAACACTGTGTTGATTGGGACAACGAAGTAGAAGTTCCTGAAGAAGCACGTATCTGTACTGACGGTGCTTGGTATGAAGTAGAAGGACAGATTGATCACGGTAGTGGTGTTGAGTTCAGTGATCTTAACCATATTCAAATTGATGATGAGAATGGCGAGACAGTGTTTGATGAAGGACTTTCGTGGGAACTAGAAGAAAAACACGGTGTGCAACTTCAACAGGATGAAGCATACGTGGGTAACGTAGATGGTGCTGACTATGGATTCTGTTTCCAGTCCTCAGAAAAAGGCACGTTCTTTTCAGCAGACTTAGAACTTAAAGCACCATTTGATCCCAGCAAACTAAAGATCTATACCACAGACTACGAAGGCTGGGAGTTGGTCACAGGTGTTGAATATGATGGCGAAGAACTAGAAGGATATGATGGATATGACACAACTGGCAAAGGTTACTATGCCAATGTATTTGAAACATAAGGACAGTAAATGAAAGTAAAAATTTTAGCATGGTTAAGTGTTTTATTATTAGCAGTGGGTGCAAATGTTTTTGCATTTGATACTAATACGTATCACGCATTTTTATCAGCAGGTCTGGTATTTGGACTTGTTGCTTTAATATTATCATTGGATAAGTAATTAATGTTCAATAAATCAGAAGTTTTTAAATTATTTAATGAGTTTGTCTACGATCCAAATATTGATGGTAGGCATATAGACTACGACTTAACTAAACACAATTGGTCAGAGTGGTTCTTAGAATCAGCAAGAGAACTAAAGCCTAGTTTAACTAGATTAGAAGATATTCATTTACATTTTTCTGTCAGTGAACTACTATCTCTAAGACAACAGTTTGAACGATTAACAAGAAGTCGAGAATTTAGCCAACGTATTGATAGTTTCTTTCAGGAATATATCACTCCATTATTAGGTAGAGACGACTATCTATTACAGTCCACATGTGGAATTAGAGTTGTAGTTCCTGATCAAGTTAAACTAGGTAGGCTCTTACATTTTCATAATGGATATTGGACTGGATATAACAATCTAACCGGAACTGTATGGACCCCATTGACTGAAGCATATGATACTAACACTATGCAAATGGTTGACTTTGATGAAACTCGTAAATTAATGAATAAAATTTATGAGGAACAATTAGAATTTGATCAAATACAAGAACTTTGTTATGAAAAATGTTTTCCTATTAATTTAAAACCTGGACAGAGTTGGTTGTTTAATCAGGCCAACTTACACGGTAATGTTAATAACGAAACCGGATATACCAGAGTTAGTTTTGATTGTCGTTGGGCATTACCAGAAAGCAATTTTGGCATTAGAAGACCTGGCAGTTATTATCGATTACAAGGTGTACATCATGAAATGGACTCAAGTAAAATTAAAAAAG